GTTTTTGCTGTATGTTTGTTTTGCTTAAATATTCAATTTAACGGGAGTTAACAATTATGAGTAATTCTACTTTAGTAAATAGCATTTCAACGTGGATAGAGAAAAAAGAAGCTAATATCCAAATGCAATATGTGTTTAGGAATATAGTTAAAATAGAGGTAGAACGCACATTAGGAGATGAGGTAGACAAGTTTGATCTCCAACAAATAACACTACACTTGAATGACAGCACACAAGTCAAAATAGACTGTTATGCTGTTTTGGGTAACAATCATCAGGATTGTTTGAAAGTTACGCAAGAGACACTTGTGTGTTCTAATGGTATGGAAAGTGTTTGGGATAAGAAACCACTATTAACACCGGAAGATCAAAAAGCAGTTGATGATTGGCAACGGTTCGGCAAATATCCTGCTAAGCATAGAGTCGAAAAGATCAAAGCACTCTCGAAAGAGATACCACTTGATGACCGCACAGTTGACAAGATCGAAACACTCTCTAATATGGTTTTAACGCGAAAGAGGAGATAATAATGAACAAAACGATTAAAACCTTTTTCATTAATTTGACGTTGTTTGCGAGTACAATGTCTCTGTTGTTTTTCCTGCTGTTAATTCCGTATCTGAGTTGTTATCCGTTCTACGACACTACGAGCATGGGCATCAATCCAACTTGCAAGAACGGAGCAATTCCGTATACGTACTATCGGATGATAAATGATTAATTAAATAAGTTTAACCTCCCTGAAAACTTAGCCCTCTGTAGAGAACTACTCTGCAGAGGGTTCTTTTTTGCCTACTCAGTTAATATTGATAATGCCTGATGTGTCTGGAATAGTTGGCTAATCGGGTTGTGCTGTGAAGAGAATTGGTTACGCCTAGCTGCTCCCAAGCTTTATAGTTTTGTCAAAAGAATTTAATTTTACCCGCACATGACGACAATAGCCTTATACTGAGGAGCTAAATAGTACAAAGTAAGTTTCACTATATAGTTATAAAATCACAACATCACCGAGTATGTGTGTGGGAAAAGCACCTTTAGGGGGGAATAGGGGTACTACCCCCATATGTATATACTTACTCCCAACTGCTCTTAATTTTATTTTTTTGAAACGTTTTCTAAACAGCTTCTCATACTCACTCGTTCTTCAGTACAAGAAGAGTACGTAGCAATGTAGAGCTTAAATACAGGCTCGGAGAATGCCAGAGGAGTGATGAAATGGAGGAAGGATCGTTTAGTATGGGGGAGGGTGGTTGTATTTCTGCAGGAGGCTAGGAAGAACATACAGATCAGGATGAGTAGCATATTTCTACTGTATTTATAATAGTTTTTAATAATTTATATACACATCCTCATTAATATACTCTTTTATATATAGACTTGTTTGTCTATTATACACCCCCACAGCATCTTGTCAAGTATAAAATGCATATTTTTGTATATTTTTTTATTTTTTTATTGACACGTTGCATATTTGCACTATAATAGAAGGTATGGTGTTTAATACATACTTATATATTCCCAAGTATATAAAATAAGAATAATAATTATTATTAACAATGGAATTAAAAGAAGTATATGTACAACACCACTCGATTCTAGAAGATGTATGTTAAGCTTTATATTGACAGATATGTACATATAGATGGAGAAAGCTGCATACATAGGGATAAACTTTTAGCTAAAAGATGTTGTTCGTAATCCATCTTCTGCAGTTCTAAAAGTTATCTCAAAAAAAGAGCAGTTTATCTGTTGTTTATATTCAGATATCCTAGATCGCTTTCTCCATCATCTACAAAGGATGTAAATATATTATATATTACATTAAAATAATCTTGCTTATATAAAGGAGATACACAATATGACGATTACAATACTCCAACAGGACGAAATAACTAAAATGAAGGCAGATCTAATCCAGCAACATAAAACATTACAAGAACGGACACTTAAAGTTGTTGGTGCGATAGAGGCTATCCAGATCGTAGAAAAGAAATTAAGTGATGTAGATCAAGAAGAAGTAGTGGAAGAAGAAGAATACGAAGAAGAGGAAGTAGAATACGAAGAAGAGGAAGTAGAGGAAGAGGATACCTCTGATGACATCGCTAGCACTGCTGGTGACAGCCCTATCAACTATAATTGAGTACGTACCTATGAAACTTTTTGTTGCGGCTTTAATTGTCTCTAATTTACCTAATGTTCCTCCTAAAGGTTGGGTACAGATGTTATCTCCTACTTTTACTACAAAACAGGTATGTATGGAGCATTTATTACAGAATGAGTATGTAATTTATTCATCCTTACGTAAGACTTTTAAAACTGCAATAAAAGGCGTAGAGAAGTTTGGTTGTTTTACTGAGGATATCATAATCAAAATGAATAAAGATCTAGGACACGATACCAGTGAAACAAAAGATGTAGATATACAGGCATACAATGCTCCCAAGTACACTAAATAGTAGAAAGCGTGACTTAACAGACAAACAAGAACGTTTTATTAACGCCTTATTAAACAATGGTGGTAAAGTATCCCAAGCAGTTTTAGAGGCAGGGTATAAAGAGAGTAGCAGATCTTGGTTGATGAGAACTCTAAAAGATGAAATACTGGAGAGAACCAAGTCCATGTTGGCCTCTTATTCGGTTAAGGCTGCTCATCGTATTACAGAAGGTCTGGATGCAGACGGTACGATACCGTTAAACCAGATGGATATGCGCTTTAAGAGTGCAGAGTCTGTATTGGATAGGGTAGGTTTGAGTAAAAAACAAGTAACGGAAGTGCAAGGAGAAGTTGTACACGGTATCGTTATGTTACCTGCAAAAGAACAATCTAAAGAAGTGGAGGTTATAATAGATGGCTGATGCAATGAGTATGGAATCTAATCGTACTAAAACAGATATTTCTGAAGAAAGAATAGAATCTGTTATGAAAGAATTTGATATTAGTAGAGAAGATGCTATACATCTTATTACATCTACTGATCGAATAGAGGAAGCTGAAAAAGGTGATCGTGCTATAATAGAACAATCTAAAGCTTCTGGTGGTTACGTTAAGAAATACGCCTACGGTGGCAGAGTAGCAAAGAGTTCGGCAGAGAAATCGTAAAGGAGACATTATGTCTACAGAAGAAGAAAAAGATGTTGTTGTTGTTTGTCCCAAGTGTGGCAAAGTAGGTTGCCAATGTGATCCGAATCAACCGTGTGCTTGTGATGAGAATAAAGAAGAAATTATAGAGGAACAGATACTGGATGTAGAAGAGAGTATCAAGAAAGCCTACAGTACTAAGAGTATGGAAGAACAAGTACACAGTAATGTAGTAGAATCTTTTGAAGAATGACAAAGAAGAACAAACTCTCAAGAGTAATGAAGGAATACGGTAGAGGTACGTTACGTAGTGGTAGTAAATCAGGTCCGAAAGTAAAGAATAAAAAACAGGCTCTTGCCATAGGTTTGAGTTATCAGAAGAGAAATAACAGGTCAAGAAGAAGAGGGTAAACATGGCAGGTAGACCACGTTTAGCTGTAGGAACAAAAGGAGCATACAACCTCTCTCGTCTGGAAAAGAAGAAGCGTGTAGCTCGCAATAAGCTAAAACAAGCCAGCAAAGCTGCGAATACTGCTAGAGAGAGTATAGCTAAACTAAACGGCCAACAGAGCAGCTTGAATAGCGCAAAGAAGTTAATGGGTAAAGGTGGTTTAGCTCTAGAGGAGCAGTTAAATAAACTACCTAAACACGTACAGAAAACATTAGATAAACATACACAAATTCTGTTCAGTCCTAACAACGGACCACAAACAGATTTCTTGGCAGCACCAGAAAAAGAAGTACTATATGGCGGTGCAGCAGGTGGTGGTAAATCATTTGCAATGTTAATGGACTTGTTACGTTATGCACACAATGGAAACCATAGGGCTCTATTACTGAGAAGGACACTTGCAGAACTAACAGAGTTGATAGACCAGTCAAGAAAGATATACACACAGGCATTTCCCGGTGCTGTCTTTAAGGAATCAAAGAGTACATGGTCGTTTCCTAGTGGAGCTACAGCGTTATTCAGTTATGTGGATAAGGACATAGACGTAACGAGATATCAAGGACAAGCCTTTACGTGGATAGGTATAGATGAATTAGGACACTATCCGACACCTTATGTATGGGATTATCTACGTAGTAGATTACGTACAACAGATAGTGGTATAGAAACGTATATGAGAGCTTCTGCTAATCCCGGTGGTATAGGGGGTTGGTGGATAAAAAAGATGTTCATAGACCCTGTACCTCCTAACAATCCTTTTTGGGCTACAGATGTAGAAACAGGTAAAACACTAAAACATGGACCACATCATCCTCTTAAACCTGATGAACCATTATTTCATAGAAGGTTTATACCTGCCAGATTAACAGATAACCCACATTTGGCAGAATCAGGAGAGTATGAGGCTATGCTTCAATCTCTTCCTGAAGTAGAACGTAGACGTTTATTGGAAGGAGATTGGGATGTCGCAGATGGAGCAGCTTTCTCAGAGTTCGATAGAAGTATACATGTGGTTGAACCATTTGAGATACCGTATAATTGGCCCCGTGTTAGAGCAGCCGATTATGGTTATAGTAGTCCTAGCTGCGTACTATGGGGTGCTGTAGACTGGGACAACAACTTCTGGATATATAGAGAGTTATATAAAAAAGGGTATACTGGAGAGACATTGGCAGAGATGATAACAGCGTTAGAGTACGATGATCCACCTATGAGTATCTCAGTATTGGATGGGTCTTGTTGGTCTAAACACGGTACTGGTCCCAGTATAGCAGAAACGTTAACCAGAAATGGTGTACGTTTTATTCCTGCAGACAAGAATAGAATGGCAGGTAAAATAGAATTACACCGTAGATTAGGTATAAATGAGAGAACACACGAACCAAGATTACGTATAGTAGCAACTTGCACAAATCTGATCAGGACATTACCTACATTACCTCTGTCCAAGACTAATTCAGAAGATGTGGATACCAGAGCAGAAGACCACGCTTACGATGCCCTAAGATACCTGTGCATGACTAGACAGACTGGTTTACCACATGCAGGTATGTTAAACAAAGTAAAAGAACAGACCTACCAACCTATCAACAGGATATTTGGATATTAAGTTATGGCATTTATAGATTCTCCTAGAGTTCAACAATTAATTCAACAAATATCTGATGAAACTATTTCCATTGCAGATTTTCTTGCTGCTTCAATGGAACAGACCTCAACGATAAAAGAAAAAGTTAAACCTGTTTTAAATGCTCTTATTAAAGAAGGAATAGATGTTAATGATCCTTGGACTTCTTTAGCTAATGAAGATGAAGTTAATCGATTACTTCAATCTCCACACACTACTTCTAGCACATTTCAAAATCTTCAGGCTATAGAAAAAGAAACAAATATTTTTTATAATAAAAATAGAAAAGCTATTGAAAATCCTGCTAAGTATCCTTTTTC